GTTCTACCCATTCTTTCATGTTTATATATATTTTTAATCTGATGATAGGATCATCAATTTTTTCTACCATATCTAGTAGACTGGTTAGTTTATCTGTGCTATATTTAGTCATACATCCTTTCTTTTTGTTAATCCCCTGCCCAATCGTGTGCGGGGGGTTAACCTTCTTTTATTAAATAATTTATTTCTTTTCTTAATTGTTTAATAGACATTTTATTAAAATCCATAAATCTTGGTCTAATACCATGTACAGATTTATATTCATCCCATATATAATTAATTAAATTATATCTAACTAAATCTCTTAAATTAAAAATACCACACTCTACCCAATGATCAACATCTTCTACCATCAAGCTTTTCCAATTGCCTTTGGCTTTGTTTTCTTCATTGTATTTACGAGCTTGATTGTTATATTTTTTAATATAATCTATTAATTTTTGTGATATTTGTTTGTCTAACATGTATATCCTTTTATTATAGTGTTAAGCCCCACATTTTAGCGGGGCTTAGCACATCTATATTTATTTAATTATTAAAGATTTTAATAACTGCTCAATAGTATCTAACTTTGTTTCCATTCTTTTATTAAAGATGGACTGTACATAAGATACATGCTTAGTAGGATCAAAGTTATTTCTAATCCACTGAGCTTTCTCATTGATTGGCTTTGTTTCTGTTTTGTTTTCCATTTGTTTCCTTTCTGTTTGGTTTATTAGCAATCAGCTTACTGGTCAGCTTGATTGCGTAATTCTTTTATGGTAATATATCCAGCAATTATTCCAGCACTAGCTGACATAATACCTATCTGAGTATTACCAAAGATTGCAGTGGCAATACCCAGAACAGTAATTAACAATGCAATTACTAATTGAACTATATTAATTAGTGTCATTGTTATCTTTTGTTTTTAATTCTTTGGCTATTAAATAACCAAATACTACACTTACTACAAAGCTACCTATTTGAATGGTTAAATAAATCGCCATTAACCACATTAACAAAGTCATCATTGTAAGACCTCCTTATTTGTTTGCTTTATACTTAGTTAGATAAGTACTTATTATGTTCCTCTTCTGTTCTTTTCTAAGATCATGAGGATGTTTCTTTTTGTTTGGTAGTGGTGTTATAGGCAATTCACTTATATCAAATAGTGAGTATTGTGCCTCATTTGTGTGTACTACTTTATACATGGGATTATCCTTTCTTGTTATGTTATGGGGATAACAATCAGATGTGGATATCTTATAATCATACAACTTGACCGCTTCCTTACCTGTAAGGATAGCGGGCAAGGTGAAACCTTACCAATATCAATGCAACGAGCAACAGCGAGTTACATGAGTAACAACAAGAAGTCATGAGCAACAGCGAATGACGGGTTTGTAAGTTACCCCAAGCGATATTGGATATAGGTGTTGAATGATATATAGGGGGGTAATGTAGATACTACAAATAAATAGGGGGGGTTTGTTTACATATAGTAGAATTATAATTATTGGTTTGCTATAATAATCCTAAAAATACTGGAGAAAAAAATTATGTATACAGCATTAGCTAGATTTGGTTATGGTATTGCAAGAGCATTACGACCAAGCAAAGTAAAAAAGATATTATCACCTGCATATGAGAAGGCAATTAAACCTGCGTTTAAAGGCACAAAATACGCATCAGGAGAAGCGAAACTGATTAGCGGTATAGAAGGTGCTGCCAAAAAGGGATATGAAGGTTATAGGAAGCTTTATGGCGGAACATTAGGTACTTCAGCAGGAAGAAAAGCTACCATGTCAGGATTGGGCGGTTTTGCTTTAGGATCATTTCTTGCAGGGGATGATGAAGACGAGTATTAATGGCTAAAAAAGCCAAAGGGTTTGGCGTTAATAATTATATAAAAAACAAAAGACGCAAACGCCCAGGCAGACATAGCAAAAAAGATAAGAATAATTATAGAGGACAAGGAAGACCATGATTAAAAATATATCCAAATATATAAACGTATTCAAAAGACCTAAGTCTTTAAAGATGAAAGCTAAAGATGCTTATGGATCTTTTAAAAGAAAAACTGCAAAAACAGCAGAAAAAGTAAAATCATTTGCAAAACAAAATAAAAAATCTATAGCTATGGGTTTAGGATCAGGAGCTATATTTACTGCTGGTTATGGTTTAGGAAAAAAGAATGGCAAAAAATAAAATAGAATCTTTAGCAGATCAATTAATTAATTTATCACCAGAAGAGTCAGAACAATTAGCAATAGTCATTAAAGCTAAAATGATGCCTGAAGTAGAAAAACAAAAAGCATTATTAGATGAACAAGCAGCTAATCCTCAAACTGCTCAAATGGGGCAACCTCAGGCAATGCCTATGCAGCCACCAACTACTAGAGATATGGCTATGCGAGGTTTGTTAAGATAATGCGAAAAACTTTAGGACATCTACTTGAAGAACTTAAAGAATTGCAATATGAACAAGAACAGATCATATCCAAGATAGAAGATATACTTGATAATGATGATGATCTATACTTAGATGAGGAGGACATAATATGAAAAAAGCAAAACTAGGAACAGGAACTAGATTTAAACAATTAACTACTAAGTTAAAAAAACAAGGTGTACGTGATCCAAAAGCACTTGCTGCAGCTATTGGAAGAAAAAAATATGGTAAAAAAAAATTTCAACAACTAGCAGCAAAAGGAAAAAAATAATGAAAAAAAAAGGACTCTACGACAATATCAACAAAAGAAAAAAACTAGGAATATCTAGACCTAAAAGCAAAAGCACTGTTAGTGCTAAAGCTTATGCTAATATGAAAAAAGGTTTTCCTAAGAAAGGTAAGAAAAAATAATGCCTAAATTTTATGCACCAGTACCTGTAAGTACATTACCAGCTAAAAGAACTAAAATGCCTGAACCTGGTTTTTTTGAAAGAAGTGGGAAAGCTATTAGAGGAGTTGGTAGAAAAGTTTTAAAAAGCACTGGAGCAGTAGTTAAAAAAGGAATTAAATTTGGAGCTGCAGGAGCATTAGCTGGTGGAGCTTTATATGCTTCAGGTGCATCTTCTAGAAGATATGAACAAGCACCTAAATGGGGCGAAGATAGAGATCTACAAGATACTATTGTTTCTATGGGGTATAAAAATTATTACTAATGACTGAAGAAGTAAAAACTAAAAGAGGTGGTAAACGAGAAGGTGCAGGTAGACCTAAAGGATCTTCTTTCCGTAAAAAGTGGAAAGATATGCAAGAACTTGCAGTTAAATATCAAACATCCCCTTTAGATTATTTACTTTCTGTGTTAAACCATCCATTAAGTTCACCTGAACGAAAACTTTACGCAGCAGAAAAAGCTGCACCTTATGTACATGGAAAAGCTCCAACAACAAATAGAATCGAAACTTCCCCAATTAGAGTCGATCTCAAGTGGGAAGATTAAACAAGTAAATATTAAAATTCCCTATAAGCCAAGACCTCTTCAAAAAGAAGTACACAAATCATTAAAGCGTTTTAATGTATTAGTTTGTCATAGACGATTTGGTAAATCTGTTTTAGCAATTAACGAATTAATTTTAGCTGCAACAAAAGAACCTAGACAAAAACTTGCATACATAGCACCAACCTATAGACAAGGTAAATCTATTGTTTGGGATTATCTAAAATATTATACCAAACCTTTAATGGATTTAGGTGGACAAAGAAATGAATCTGAATTGCGTGTAGATTTTTGGAATGAATCTAGAATACAAATATTTGGTGCAGACAATGCAGACTCACTTCGAGGTATGGGTTTTCATGGCGTGGTTATGGATGAGTATGCCATTATGGCTCCAAGAACTTGGACTGAGATTATTCGACCTGCTATTGCAGATACAAAAGGATTTGTAATTTTTATTGGTACGCCAATGGGACATAATCAATTTTGGGAAGTATACGACTATGCATTGCGTGGGCATCAAGATTGGTTTGGAGCTTTATATAGAGCTAGTGAAACAGGAGTTGTTGATCCAGAAGAATTAGCACAAGCTAAATCTATCATGACAGAAGAACAATATAATCAAGAATTTGAATGTTCTTTCACTGCTGCAGTATCTGGATCTTATTTTGGTAAACTTATGACTGCTGCAGATAATGAAGGAAGAATTGGATCTGTACCATGCGATGAACATGCAGGAGTAGAAACATGGTGGGATTTAGGTATTGGAGATAGTACTGCTATATGGTTTGTTCAACGAATTGGTGACGAAATACATGTAATAGATTATTATGAAAATAGTGGAGAAAGCTTAATGCATTATGCAGATGTATTAGAAAATAAACAATATTTATATTCTAGACATGTAGCACCCCATGATATTCAAGCTAGAGAATTAGGTACTGGAAAATCAAGATTAGAAGTATCTAGAGAGCTAGGTATTGACTTTGAGATAGCACCTAAATTAGAAGTAGATCATGGTATCGAATCTGTAAGAAATATGTTACCATATTGCTGGTTTGATAGGGAAAAGTGTAAACTTGGTATTGATGCATTGCGACAATATAGAAAACAATGGGATGAAAAAAATCAAGTTTTTAAGAACAAACCCCTACATGATTGGTGCTCACACGCTGCAGATGCATTTAGATATGGTGCTGTTCATGATCCCATACTATCTACAGATTGGGATAAACCAATTAAAATAGATACAAAATATATAGTATGATAAAAAAAGAAAAAACAGAACAAGAAATTTTATCCATCATTAATAGAGAAATTAGAGCATCATCAGGTTATATTGGTGGTGAAATAGTAAGTCGTAGAAAAAGATCTTTAGAATATTATCTTGGCAAACCTTTTGGTAATGAACAAGAAGGAAGATCTCAAGTTATATCTACTGATGTTTCAGATACAGTAGAATCTTTAATGCCATCTTTAATGCGTATCTTCACTGCAAGTGATAATGTATTTGAATGTGAACCAGTTGGAGCAGAAGATGAAGAATTAGCTAAACAAGCTACTGATTATTTAAATTATATTTTTTATAAAGAGAACAATGGTTTTATAAGTTTATATACAGCTTTTAAAGATGCATTAATTCAAAAAAATGGAATCTTAAAAGTATTCTGGGATGAGTCTGAAAAAACATCTAGAGAAGAATATAAACGACTAACTGATGATGAGTTTAATCAATTAGTAATTGATGAAGAAGTATCTGTTACAGAACATTCTGAATATGAAGAAGAATTAAAAGATGATAATGATGAAATAATTGACACTATTAAATTGCATGATTGTGTAATTCATAAAACACAAAAATATGGCAAAGTAAAAATTGAACCAGTACCACCTGAAGAATTTTTAATTGAACGTAGAGCTAAGTCTATTGAAGATGCAAATTTTATAGCTCATAGAACTAACATGAGCAGAACTCAATTAATTGAAATGGGTTATGATCCAGAAGTAGTTATGACATTGCCAGTTGGTGATACTAATTATTATTCTGAAGATAGACATGTTAGATTTCAAGATACAGATTTTTCTGCACCACAAGATAAAGGTGACTCATCTACTGATGAAATATTAATACATGAATGTTATGCAAGAATTGATATTAATGGTGATGGTAAATCAGAATTAGTTAAAGTTTGTATAGCTGGTGATGCAGCATATAAAATATTAGGTATTGAAGAAATTGATTCTATGCCATTTATTTCTGTAACTCCAATCTTAATGCCACATAGATTTTATGGAAGATCTATTGCAGAACTTGTTGAAGATATACAATTAATTAAATCTACTGTTATGCGTCAAATGTTAGACAACATGTATCTAACTAATAATAATCGTATAGCTATTCAAGATGGTCAAGTTGCTATGGATGATTTATTAACTAATAGACCAGGTGGAATTGTTAGAACTAAACAACCACCACAAAATGTTATCATGCCTTTACAAGCACAACCTATTACTGATCAAGCATCAGGAATGTTAAATTATTTAGATGCTGTAAAAGAATCTAGAACTGGTCAAACTAGACAATCACAAGGTTTAATGCCAGATACATTAAATACTAAAACTGCAACAGGTATTAATCAAATATTAACCCAATCTCAAATGAGAATGGAATTAGTTGCTAGAGTATTTGCTGAAACAGGTGTTAAAGATTTAGCTAAAAAAATATTTGAATTAGTTTGCAAATACCAACAAAAAGAAAAAATTGTTCGTATTAGAGGTAAGTTTATTCCTATGCGACCATATGAATGGAGAGATAGAATGAACATTACTGTAGCTGTAGGATTAGGTACAGGTTCTAAAGAACAACAATTAATTTTATTAAACTCTATTTTAGAACGTCAATTACAAGCAATTAACTTACAACAAAACGTATTTGGCCCAGTTGTTAATGTTAAAAACATTTATCATACTTTACGTAAACTAGTAGAAAATGCTGGATTAGGTAATGTTGAACCATACTTTATGGATCCTGAAGTTGGTCAAGCACAAATGCCTCAACTTCCACCTAAAGGGCCTACTGAATTTGAGAAGGTTACATTGGCTCAAGTACAAGGTGAAAATGAAAGAGCTGTATTACAATCTCAAGTAGAGATCAAAAAACTTGAAGCTAAAATGAGAGAAAAATTATTAGACTTTGAACTTCAAGTTAAAGATATGGAACTTAAATATAATACTAAGATTGATGAACTTGCTATCAAAAATAGATCTATGATAGAACAACAACAAGTTAGACAATCAGGTGATATATTTAAAAAAATAATGGAAGGACAAGAAAAGTTTTTTAAAAACAATGAGCAATCTGGACAAACAAATACAGAAGGGTCATCAGGCGAAACGCCTATTGGATGAACCTTTACTAAAAGAAGCTTTTGAATATCTCTTTGAAGAATATAAAAAAGAGATTTTTAATACGAGTTACAATGACCATGAACAACGCCAAGTTCTTTGGATGGCATATAATTTGCTAAACAAAATAAAAGGGCATTTAATAACTGTCATGGAAACAGGTAAACTAGCCTCCTCGGAGCTAGAAAACTTAACACGCCAAACTACAAATGAATAGTAGCGTTAACAAAGGAGCATATAATGCAAGTAACTGATCAATCAGTAAAAGGTGCTGCTGATAAAATTTTAGGATTACTGAATCCTCAGCCTGAAACTCCAAAAGAGTCAAAACAGACTGAAGGACAATCAGAACCTAAAGTAACAGCAGAACCAGCAGTAGAGCCTGTAGAGGAACAGGTTACATCTCAAGAGAGCCAATCTTTGTCTGAAGAAGCTCCAGCAGAAGTCGAAGCTACTGTAAATGAGGAAGTAACAGAAGAAACTGCGTCAGAAGTAGAAGTCGAGAAACCCAATCTCCACCGAGTCAAAGTACAAGGTCAAGAGCTAGAGGTTACACTTGACGAACTTAAAGCAGGTTATTCTAGAGATTCCGACTATAGACAAAAAACTCATTCTCTTTCTTTAGAACGAAAACAAATTGAAGAAGAGAAAAGTGTTTTGCGTCAACAATACGACATAAAACTTAGAGAATTGAATGAAGCAATTGCTAGTGCTGAATCACTTACCAGACAACAACTAGACCCTGCTGAATTGCAAAAACTTTATGAGGAAGATCCTGCTCAAGCAGCTAAGTATGACTTTCAACTTAGACAGCAACAAGAAAAGATCAACCAAACAAAATTAAAAGCAAATCAAGCAGCACAAGCACAATATAATGCATATCTAGCTGAACAAAGAAGATTGGCACAGGAGCGTATCCCTGAATTTAGTGATCCTGTAAAATCTGAAGGATTTAAAAGTGGAATTAAATCTACTTTAAAAACTTATGGTTTTTCAGATCAAGAAATAGCATCATTAGCAGATCATAGAATGTTAATGGTTATCAAGGATGCAATGTCTTACAAAGGTTTAAAAAATTCTAAACCTATTGTTCAAAAGAAAATTGCAAACGCACCTAAAATTATCAAACCTGGTATTGCTAAATCAGAAAACTCTAAGAGGATTGACGTAAGGAACAAGATATCTAAACTAAAGAAGAGTGGGCGAATTGAAGATGCTCAATCTGCTATTTTAGGTATGTTAACTAAATAACCTAACGGAGAAAATAAAATGGCACAACCAACTAATACATTCGACACTTACGATGCTGTAGGTATTAGAGAAGATTTGCAAGATGTTATTTACTCTATCTCTCCTACTGACACTCCATTTATGAGTTCAGCAGCAAGAGAAGCAGTAAGAAACACATTGCATGAGTGGCAAACTGATAGTTTAGCTGCAGCTTCTACTTCTAACGCAGTAGTTGAAGGTGACGATGCAAGTCTAGATGCTGTAACTGCAACATCTAGATTATCAAACACAACTCAGATCATGGACAAAACTGTCGTGATCACTGGTACTCAAGAATCAGTTGACAAAGCTGGTAGAGCATCAGAATTAGCGTACCAAATCGCTAAAAAATCTAAAGAGCTTAAAAGAGATATGGAAGCTACATTGTTAGCTAACCAAGCTGAAGTTTCTGGCGATAGTTCAACAGCTAGAAAATTTGGTTCTATTAACTCTTGGATTGCATCTAATGACGTATTCGCGGCTGATGGTGCTTCAGGCGGTCTTGGTAATACAGCTAGAACTGATGGTACTGCAGCAGCGTTAACTGAAGCTAACTTGAAAACAGTTATCAAAAACGTATGGAACGCTGGTGGTAATCCTTCTATCATCATGGTAGGCCCATTCAATAAACAGAAAATTTCTGGTTTTACTGGTGGATCTACTAGATTCGATGCTTCTGAAGATAAAACTTTATATACTTCTATTGATGTATATTCTTCAGACTTCGGTGA